TTAATAAAATGACCACTAAGCTACAATCTGGTGAAACATCATTTGAACTATTAAACGAACCAAATTAATGAAAACAATATTAGAAGCATTAGAACTGTGTAAAGAACATAAATTATATGATAAGCATATAAATATAGCATTAGGAATTAATAAAGTTCCTATGACTATTAAAGAAGGTATTAACCAATTAAGAATGATTAAATGAGTAAGGTTGTAACAATACAATTAAAAGCAGATACAAAAGGAGCTGAAAAAAACGTAGAAAACCTTAATAAAGATTTAAAAGAAACACAAGGAGATTTATCTGGTGTTGAAGCTGCTGCGGATAAAGCTACTGGTGGTATGGTAAGTGGATTTAAAGGAGCTACTGCTGGTATAAAATCAGTTGTCAAGGGTTTTAAGTCAATGCGAATGGCAATTATTGCTACTGGTATTGGTGCATTAGTTCTTGCTATATCATCTGTTGCTGCTGCTTTTACAAGTACAGAAGAGGGTCAAAACAAGTTTAATAAACTTATGACTGTATTAGGTTCTATTACTGGGAACTTAATAGATGTTTTAGCAAGTTTAGGAAATGCAATTATAGATGTTTTTACAAACCCAGTAGATGCAATAAAAAAGTTTACAAATCTTATAAAAGAAAATATTGTTAATAGGTTTGAAGGGCTATTAGAGTTAATACCTCAACTTGGTAAAGCGGTTAGTTTATTATTTAAAGGAGAATTTAGTGAAGCTGGTAAAGTAGCTGCAAATGCAACTGCAAAAGTTGTTTTAGGTGTTGAGAATGTAGTTGAAAAAACACAAGAAGCTATTGAAAAAACACAGGAATTTGTACAAGAACTTGTAGAGGAAGGTAAGATTGCAGCGCAGATTGCAGACCAAAGAGCAAAAGCAGATAAGTTAGAAAGGAATTTATTAGTAGAAAGAGCAAAAGCAAATAGAGATAGAGCAGAACTATTAGAGAAAGCAGTTAATAAAGAACAATTTGCTACAAGTCAAAGAATACAGTTTTTAAAGGATGCTGGAGCATTAGAAGATGAAATAACACAAAAAGAAATTAAAGCAGCACAACTTAGATTAGATGCAAAAGTTGCTGAAAACGCTCTTGCTGGCTCAACTAAGGAAGATTTAAATGAAGAAGCACAACTAAGAGCTAACTTGATAAATCTTGAAACTGCTAAACTTACTAAACAAAAAGAGGTTACAAGTCAAATAATAGCTCTCAGTAACGAAGAAAAAGCTGCACTTAAAGCTATAGAAGATGAGAAAAAAGCAAATCAAAAAGAAGCAGATGCAAGAAGGGATGCGGACTTAAAAGCTAATGCAGATTATTTAGCTAAAAAGAAAGCGCAAGAAGATTTAGCAGAACAAGAACAATTAATAAGAGATGAGCAACAATGGAATATGTTGCAAAAACTTAGAAACACAGCACAAGAGCAAGAGCTTTTAGAACTGCAACAACAGTTTGATTTAAAAATGGAACTTGCTTATGGAAATAATGAATTAGAACTTGCCTTACAAGAAGAGTTTAATGCACAAGCTACAGCGATAGATGACAAGTATATTGCAATAAATAAAGCTAAAGGAGATGAAGCAAGAGCAGATAATCTTGCAGCGGAACAACAAATGCAAGATTTAAAACGCTCTGCCGTACAAACTGGATTAACTTCCATATCACAATTAACAAAGACATTTGCTGGAGAAAGTGAAAAGGAACAAAAAAAGGCATTTGCAATTAACAAAGCAGTTTCTATTGCTTCTACATTAATACAAACCTACCAATCTGCACAAGGAGCTTATTTATCACAATTAAGCATACCAACACCAGATGCTCCAATTAGAGGTGCTATTGCTGCTGGGATTGCTACTGCTGCTGGTTTAGTTAATGTTGCTACAATAGCAAAACAAAAATTTAAAGGAAGCGGTGGTGGAGCTTCAGTACCATCTGGAGGTGGTGGAATAGGGGGTGGAAGTACATCTGCACCACCAATACCATCAACACCAAGTCAAGCTCCGAGTTTTAACGTAGTAGGGCAAAGTGGATTTAATCAAGTGGCTGGAGCATTAGGTTCACAACCACCAGTACAAGCATTTGTAGTAGCTGGAGCAGTTACTAATGCACAACAATTACAAAACAATACAATTACACAAGCAACATTTTAAAATAAAAACAATGGAAATAATAGAATTAATATTAGATGAAGATAGCGAAGGGCTAACTGGAATCGAAGCGGTTAGTATCGTAGAGATGCCAGCAATAGAATCTGATTTTGTAACACTATCAGAGCAAGCAATAAAACTAGCTAAAATAGATGATGAAAAGCGTTTACTAATGGGAGCTGCTTTAATACCTAACAAACCAATATTTAGAAAGAACGGAGAAAATACTTTTTATGTTTACTTTTCTGAAAAAACAGTTAGAAGGGCAAGCGAATTATTTTTTCAAAACAGTATGCAGAACAATGCAACACTAGAACACGAAATGGAAATTAACAATTTAACTGTTGTTGAATCTTGGATTGTTGAAGATACTGAAATGGATAAATCTAAAAAATATGGTTTAGAAGTTCCTAAAGGTACTTGGATGATATCAATGAAAGTAGAAAACGAAGATGTTTGGAATGATTATGTTAAAACTGGAAAAGTAAAAGGATTTTCTATTGAAGGATATTTTGCAGACAAAGCACAAGTCAAAGACCCAAGTTTGCAATCTCAATGGAGTAAAGAGTTAGAAGCTATTGAAGAAGCTGAAGCTGAATATATGCTAAGTAATATTAAGGCGCTAATAAAAAAAGATAAAAGAACAAAATCAGGTAAAAGAACAGAATTAGAAACATTTAATGATTATCCAGATGCTGTTAGTAATAATGCAAAAAGGGGAATAGATCTTAATAAAAAAGTAAATAATAAATGTGCAACACAAGTTGGTAAAATTAGAGCACAACAATTAGCACAAAAAGAAAACATTAGTTTATCTACTTTAAAAAGAATGTACAGTTACTTGTCAAGGGCGCAAGAATTCTATGATGAAGGCGACAAAGAAGCGTGTGGAACTATCTCTTATTTATTATGGGGTGGTAAAGCTGGTTTGCGTTGGAGTGAAAGTAAACTTAAAAAGCTAGGTGAAATTAATTTATCATCTATGGTAGTAGATAAATCATTTGCTATTATTGATAATAGATTAGCTTATAGCACACAAGAAAAAGCTGAAGAAATGGCAGAAAATATTGGATGCGAAGGTTTCCATATACACGAATTTGAAGGTCAAGAATGGTATATGCCTTGTAAAGAACATATAAAAAAATAATTATGAAAAGTAAAAGATTTAAAACTCCAAGTAATACATCACCTAAAAATACTAAGCGTGGTTGCTTATGTGCAGATGGTAAAAAATACAGTAATAAATGTTGTGATGGAAGTTTACAAGCACAAGGAATTGGTAAAGTATAAAAAAAAGTTGCAAAAAAATATAACAGTAAAGGTTTTAAATCGTTTATAGTATATATACTCAAATTATGAAAGCAAACGAAATACTAAACAAGATAAAAAATATTGTTGGTGAAAAAGTTAATCTTTCTGAAAATAAAATAGAAATGGCCGAAATGAAATTAGAAAATGGTACTGTACTTGTTGCAGAATCTTTTGAAGCTGGAAAATCTATATTTATAAAAACCGATGATGAGCAGGTTGCTTTACCTATTGGTGAATATAAATTAGAAGATGGCAAAATTTTAGTTATTACTGAAGAAGGTTTAATTGACAGTATTAAAGATGCTACTGAAGAAGAAGTAGTTGAAGAAGAATTATCTGATGATTCTAAAGAAGTTGAAGAAACTGAATTAGAAGAAGAAAAAGAAGAAATGAAATATGTTACTAAAGAAGAATTTACATCTGCTGTTGAAGAAATTAAAGCGATGATAGAGGATAAAATGGGTAACAAAGAAGAAATGAAGGAAGAAGTAATAGAAGATACAAAAGAAGAACTTTCTGCTGTTGCTCCATCACCTGTAAAACATAATCCTGAATCTAAAGTTGATAACAAAGTAAACTTTAAAATTTCTGAAAACAGAATTAAAACAACTAAAGATAGGGTTTTTGATAAAATTTTTAACAATAATTAATATAAAATAAAATGGCTAATAGTTTAAATAGTTTAACAACTACATACGCTGGTGAGTTCGCTGGGAAATACCTAAGTGCAGCTTTATTATCAGCAAATACTATCGACAAAGGTGGTATTGAAGTAAAACCAAATATAAAATATAAATCAGTAATGAAAAAAGTTGCAACTGGTGCTATAATAGCAAATGCAAGTTGTGATTTTACCAAAACTGATGATGCAGTAACAATAACTGAAAGAATCCTACAACCAGAAGAATTCCAAG